TTAAGCAAACAGGGAGAGGACGTTTTCTGGGCGATGGGGCGGCATCATTTGGAACCACGCCGCTGCTTCTTCGGCATCCATCGGCTCCAAATAGTTCGTCCGGATTTTCTTCTCGCTGGTGCCACAGATTTCCGCGACGTGGCTGATGCTGTTGATCTGCACTCCATTGGCGTCCCTCAACCCGAGCAGCGCACTGATGCAAGTGTGTCGAAGAGCGTTTGGCCTCCACTTCAGCTGCACCCAGCGTCCATCTATCTCGGCGCCAGTAATCCTTCCGAGCCGCGCGGTTTCTTTGCTGCTCGGCTGGGGTGGGGCACACACGAGGCCGGTGGCGTGATGCCACGGTTCCAGCCAGGCAAACAGGTTGTCGGAGATCGGAACGTGGCGGGGTTGATCTCGGACTTTTGCCGTCTCAGGCCGAATCGAGATGTACCGCTTTTCCCATCTGAAATCTTCCCATCGAAGCGGGTCTTTATTGCTTTCAGGATCGGGCGCGATCTCCTCGCTGCGTACGCCGCTGAACCCGCCAACGAGTAGCCACGGGAGATATTTGGGTCGAATGTTTGTGATCCACGCCAGCATTTCGGTCGGACTGTACGTCGAAATCTTCGCGGTGCGTCGTGGCTTCGGGAGGCGCGAGACAATTTCCGCGGCCGTCTTTCGATCGAGCGGCAGGATCTCCCGTTCTTGGGCGTAGAGCCAGAGCAGCACGGCTTTGTCCCGCAGGTGATTTCGACGTTTCCAGTCGAAGCCTCTTTCCTTCTGCAGTGCTCTCAGCCGATCTAAGATTTCGTCCGACGAGATCTCAGCGATATCCCGCTCGCCAAATGCTTCGTCCAACCACTTGAGGTCGTTCTTCACATCGCGCTTCCAGCGGCCAGAAAGGTCAGCTTCATCTTTCTCCGCCTGGATCGCCACGATGAGGGCGTGAACCTTCACGCCGACGCGCTCGGACGGCCGCTGACGTTGGTATGCTCGAGCAAGGTCCGCGATCGATACTCCTGGCGCGATCTGCGCCGCGGCGGCTACGTCACGGGCGACAGCATCTACGTGCAGACCCAGCGGCATAAGTGTGTTGCGCGCGGCCACGAATATGCGGCGATCTTCGGCGGTGACGTCGATGGCAGCAGTCTCGGCATTGAGAATACCGGTCGCTATGCGTTCGGCCTCGGCCCGGAGATCATCAAGTTCGCGTCGTTTCACGACGACACGTTTTGTGCCGTGTTTGTAGCTGAAAGCTAACCGATCGTCCGCGAGTTTATAGACTCGGAACCGAAGGGTGCCGACAATGAGTTGCTCGGGAATTCGCGCCTTCAAAATCGGATCACCGCGCTGCGGTCGAGGACGAGCTGTCCGTTTTGCTCCATAGGTATCGATCACCAACTTCCTGATCGCCCAAGCGAAGATACAAACGATGCCAGTCTGTGCCACGGCGTTCTACGACCGCGCGCCATTCATTTCGGACGGTAGCTCCGAAGCTGTTTTGCGAGTCGACGAACCCCCAAACCGCCCAGCGATCGGAACCGATTGAATCCCACCCCACATTTCCATCGTAGGCGCTCGGAAACTTCGCAGAACTTGGCGACTTCAAGCCTTGCAAAACGAAACCCTTTCCCGCGTTCCACGGCGCGCGCTCCTCCACACCCATCAAATCAGTACCTTGCCCCAGATTCACGATGTAGCCGATTAGCATCACGCTAAGAAAAAGAGCGAACACCCACGTAAAGGCGCCCGTGCGCGTACCTGTCACTTCGGCCTTTGTGGGAAGCGTTCTGCCGCGTAATGCCGATGCGGGGATGGGCGAACAATGGCGAGCCGGCTGAGGATGCGCGGGCTTATTAGAAGGGGGGGGTGGATCGAAGACGGCCGGGTCGACGATCACTCCTAGGGGCTGCCAGTCTTCGCAGCCCTCCTCGACAGCCAAGTCCTCGAGCGCGAGCTGGTGTGCGCGGAGCATAACGACGATGTTGTCGGGCGAATATGGGCCGATCGTTTGGCCGTTCCTATGAACGAAGTAGCTCATGATTTGGGACTGGCGGATTTTTTGTCGCTTCTTGGGGCTCGGCTTCGGTGTGCTAGCGGAGGGGGAAGGTTGCGAGTTGAGTCTGTAGAGAGGTCGTCCACATCCGCACCACGCGTCTCGCCGGCCTCGCTGAAATCCTGATCAAATTTGAAAACTTGATACTTGTCCTTTTCGATCTGCGCCAGGCCTGCACGAAGTACAAGGCGGATGATTGTGCTGTCGGCCTCGCCGACTAGCTCAGCTACCGTTTGTAGGCGTTCGTAAAGGGAGTCGCTCATTTTTACCGGGACGACTTTCGTCATGGGAGGCTTCCGCTTCTTGGGCATGGCGCGGGTATAGAGATATTACACGGCAGGGCAAGAATTTTGTTGACTGGGTATAGAACATCTATACTTATCGGCGCATGGCCAAGACCAAAGACATCGTGAAACCGCTTCGCATCGACGGCACGCTCGATTCCGAAATTAAGCGCGTGGCGAAGGCGATTGGGCTACCGGACTCAACCACAATGCGCAAAGCGCTGGAGCGCGGGCTACCGGTGATCGAGGAAATTTTCAAGAGTCCCCTCGCGAAGCCAGAACGTAAAGCGGCGTGACCGGTTCGAGCCGATGAATCTCGACCTGAGTCCTGAAGAACGGAGTCTGATCCTCGAAAGAGTGACGGCGGCGCTCATCGCCGAAGGAGGCAAACTCCTCCGCGGTGAATTAGCCGAACGTCTCGATGTACTCACTCCTCGGCAGGCGGCTCGGATGCTCAAAGTCCAACCTGAGACGCTGAACGCGAATCACAAAAAATGGCGGCTCACGAAATCGACGGCGCTCGGGGCGTCTAACCCCCGCTACTTTCGCAGGCAGATCACCGCGCGGCTGAAAGGTGAGGCAGTGCAAGCGCATCGCGTCGTCGAAATGCTTCAATCCCAAGCCGCATGAGTGAGCTGCTGCCCAACGACGATGAAGAGCGGGAGGACGAAGGCGGCGGTTGCGGACTCGTGTTGCTGTGCGTCGGCGCCGCGCTGGGGGTACTTTCGATCCTCGTCTGGCTCGGGATCCAAGTTTTCCGTGACTGACTAACCCAAAAAAATTGCCCCGGCGCGCTGTGAACGCAACCGGGGCAAGAACCCTAAGAAGAAGATGAACCAAATAGCTGAGGAATCGTTTAAGTCCAGCGGTGACAACGCACTGGCGGCGCCGCTTGCAGTTGCCTCCGAAAAAGGAGGCTGGATCAAATGGACGAAGGAAAACGATCCCGAAGATGAAGTGCTCATCTGGACACGGTGGAATCGGATTGCTGTTGCGCGCCGTGATTGGGAGCAAGGGGGCAATCCGGAATATTGGAGAAGTACCGGAGGGTACCGCATCGAGCTGCAGGATGTAACCCATTGGATGCGGGTGACGCCGCCAGAAAAAAGCGAGGTGCCGGCATGAGCGTGAGAATCGGCAATCGAAAGGCGGCGAGTAACACCGGGTTCGTCGGCATCACGGAGACTTTTGTTCGGCAAGGTGACAAGCAGCTACCTTGCTTTTCCGTTTCCTGGCGCGGCCGGAGGTATCAGCGCAACCACGCGCAGGTTTACTACGGACGCCGGCGTTCGCGCGAGGAGGCTCTGCAGATCGCCCAGGCGAAGCGAGCGAAGGGGATCGCGGCCCGCGAGGAGCATGAAGCGCGAAGGGCAAAACGATGAACGCGGAACCCATGATGGAACAGAAAGTTGAGGGCGAATTATGATCGAGGAAAATGACCATGTCTCCGGACCGGTGTTTTGGGAGACGCCGCGCCTGCCCATCACCGTGCAGCCACTCACGGATCACTCTCGAGATCTGATCCGCTTCATCAATGCTGACGCGGATATCACCCTGGCGGTCGCGGTCACTGAGGGAACCCTCACAATCGAGGCCGCGATGGCCACGCGAATCGCATGGGTCGATGCGGTGCGGAAACTCGATGCGCAACTCGCCGAGGAAATGAAGTGCCCGGCGTTGGACATCCTGGCCGCGCGCCGGCTGCAAGATGCGCAGCGCAACGAGCCTGGTCTCCGCGAAGCGTATTTCGCGGCAGCGAACCATTTCGGCGAAGCGCGGGTCGATATCTCCATCACGATCGTCAAGTTGCTCGTGCTGGTCTCGCAGGTGCAGCTCGCCTTGCGGCATCCGAGCAACGCTGGAGCGGCAGCAAAAACGGCGCATGCGTTGGTCAAAGACCTCATCGGGATCCTCGGTTTTTACGATCCGATTTTTGCGAAGGTGCTCGAACGCGGCAACAATCCGGCCTTCGATGTGCCTTTCGAGAAAGGGGGAGGGTAATGGCGATCGTGGGCACCAATGTTCCGGCGGCTTCCTGGTCGGGATTTTTCAGAACCAAGGATGGAGAGTCCCGCCCAATCCGGCTTCGCTTTGCCGAGCCTGTGTCGATCGAGATGGCGATGTGGCACGCTGAGCTATACCGCGTCGCGCTCGGCAGCGGGTTGACCGGAACCGCACAACTCTTCCCGACGAGGGAACTACCGGAGGAGGGACTCGAATCATGCCACGCGTGATCATCACGATTCGCGACGAACATTATCGCGGGGTGAAGATAATCCTTCGCTCGGACAAAGGCATCTCATCCGTGCTCAACGCGCTACGCGGTGCGGTGTCGGTCGAGGATGACGATAGCTATGAAACGCCGCCGCGAATCACGCTCGGAAGTGAAGTGTCCGTCGCTGTGAAGACGCTTTCCTCGAAGACGCGGTTTTGCGTCCGCGCCGGCGAAGTGACCGTCGACGTCAGCGATCCCGAAACGCGCGCGCCGAAGCGTACGGCCCTCCGTGGCACCGCACGGTTTGCGCTCGATCGGCAGCGAACCTTTGCCCTGGAGGATCGGCGATGAGCGAACCGAGTTTTCCGCTGCACTGGCCGGCCGGTTGGCCGCGGACACAATTTCCGCAGCATTCCCGCTTTGGCGCGCGCGGCAGCGGCGTCTCAATGACCCAAGCGCTCGACATGCTCGAGCACGAGTTGCGGCTGCTCGGAGCGTTGCATCCGGTCGTCTCAACCAACGTGCAGACGCGGCTCGATGGACGGCCTTACGCCAATCAGGCTGCACCAAAGGATCGTGGGGTGGCGGTATATTTCACGCTGCGGAAGCGGCGCGTCGTGCTGGCCTGCGATAAGTGGAACAAGCCGGAGTGCAATCTGTGGGCGGTGGCTAAGCACGTAGAGGCGTTGCGCGGACAGGAACGATGGGGCGTGGGCAGCGTTGAGCAGGCTTTCGCGGGATATACGGCGCTGGCAGAAAAAACTCAGGCGACTTGCTGGGATGTGCTGCAGATCGTGGTGAACGCCGGTGAGGCAATGATTTTGAAGTCTTACCGCGAACTCGCGCGGCGAGCCCATCCGGATACCGGTGGCAGCGAAGAAGCGATGCGGAGTCTAAACGAAGCCAGGGACAACGCGCTCGCAATTACGCGAGCCAACGCCGAGATCGGTCGAGCGGCTACAGTCGGCCAGCAATTCCGGAGGACCATGGGATGAAGTGGTTTGTCACCGCACATGATCCGGAGACCGGCGAGATCTTCGCCCAGGAGATCGATGGCGATAATTTCGACGAAGCAGCCGCCACGGGACGCGAATTGGCGCGTGGCCGTTTCCGTGGCCGGCCGCCGAGACTCACGGGCATCACGGAATGCCCCGAGGAAAATCCATTTGGGCCGCTCTCGCTCATGCTCGCCGGGGCCACTCATGGTGAGACGTTCAAACGCGGGAGGGTGGCATGATCGCAGACCTAGCAGCACCGGTGCTCGATCTCGCCACGATCCGCGAGGCGTTGTGCTATTTCCCCGAAGTGAAGCTGAGCCCGGACGGAAGCCACTACATCGCGATCTGCCCGTTCATCTACACCTGGGCGATCCTGCTTGGTCGGGATGAGGAATGTTATGATCAGCGGTGGTGTTACGAAAGCGCCTTTGATGCCCTCCGCGCTTTTGAAGCATGGGACGGCGAGCAGGGGACTGAACCCAGTGGCTGGCATCGCCACATCCCGAGCGGTCGGCGCCGGCCGCACGGCGATCCGAGCCGCGAACATTTCAACCCATGAAAACCGCCCAATTTCCTAGAGAGGAAAGCGAAAATAGAAAGGGGGTGCTGACCACTTAGGCCGTGGGAACGAACAATCGCGAGGCAGGGCCTCGCCAGCCTATGAACGCAAATCCGCCTGCGAGAGATGTGCGGAACCAGCCAATTGCGGCGCGCGGAGTTTACTGACCGCCGCGCGCCGCCCATCTCAATACTTAACCCCATTAAGTAATGTCTGAACCAACCACGCCTCCCACACGCGCGCAATTGTGCGTCTGTGACTGTTCGATCCCGGCGAATCTGCCGGCCGCCCCATGCCTGTCTCTGCTGAGTGACGGAAAGATTGCGAGGTATCTCGTCGTCACCCAAGCGTCATCAAATGCGACTCTGCATGCGCTGATCGCTGGCCGCTGGGCAATCATGCGATGCGTCCCTGGCCACGTCCCGAACGTCTATGTTGGCAATCTGAGTGAGGTTGAAGCTCGGCAACGCGCCGAGAAACTCAATAGCGGCGACTACGCGACTGGCGCGCACCTTTGGTCATGATGTTGCGGGAAGCTCTCGTTACCGCAGTAGAAAGGCTCAGGCAGACCTTTGTGAACATGAAGCTGCAACCACTGTGGAGGCGAAAATAGATGGCGAATTTTTCCTGCCCCGGATGCGGTTATGTTTGCGACACCGCAACCGCGCTCGGCGACAACAAAAACAAATCGCGAGAGGGGAATATTTCGATCTGCCTGCAGTGCGCGGAAGTGTCGTTCTTTAACGAGGATGGCAGTCTGCGTCTGGCCGGTGACGATCTAGTGACGCTGCCTCCCGAAACGCTCGGCGAAATCTTCCGCGTCCAAGCGGCGCTCAAGGACATTCATCTTCAACCGAAAAAAGGAGGGCTGTAGTGGGAGATGCTCTGCCTCTTCTCGCTGAGAGCCTCAAGAGGATCGAGAGCTGGGAACTTTCCGGCCAACAAAAAAGAGTGCTGCGCGCGATCGTGAATTTTTCGTTCGGTTGGGGAGCGATGGCCGTGACCATGCGTTACGCGCACTTATCCTTTCTTTCCGGCATTCATGTGGGCGATGTGGGCAGGATCGTCGATTCATTGACGGCAGCCGGAGTGCTGCAAGTGTCCGGACGGCAAAGAGGAGCACGTCGGTTTATTTTTCTGCCCAATGCCACGCTCGTCACACCTCCGCTGACTTTGGATGCGGGGGAACTCGAGCGAGTAACAGCAGAAGTGAGGGCGTTGAACGTGGGCGGGGTGAATTGCGAACCCGGCAGCCAGCAACAGCGTCTGATCTACACCGCGGACGAATCCCTGTCCGCGGAACAGGCGGCCGCAAGCCGCGCGCTGGCGCTGGAGAACGCCGCCGGGGAGGGCGATACGGCTCCAGCGCCGGCGGGGCTGCGCGGCGACGATAGGAGACGTGACATTGAGCGTCTCTTGCAAGCTCGGGGAATGCACCCCGATGACGTGCCCTCAACCCGAAACCTGCCCGTCGAAATGCTCGAACGCATGGTCCATCGGGAGGAGTTGGCGCAACTCGGTGAAACACCGAGTTACGATGCTAACTCGGTGAAACACCGAGAACGGTCAACGCCTCAACTCGGTGAAACACCGAGTTGCTTCATGCGTGCAGGCGTACGCGCAGAGCGCTCCAACGCTCCTCCTTACCACTCTGCCAAAGCAGAGCGCTCTAGCGCTAGAGCGTCGGCATGTGCCGGAGAAAGGGAGCGAACAGCGGTGAGCAATCCCGACGATGAGCATTTGCTCGAGCAGGTGTTTGCCTGGTTCGACCAAGGCGATGCCTGGGATCGTCAGCAACGCACCGAAGCGCGTTTCGCAGTGCGCTGGAAACGCGACGTGGAGGCTGATGCCCGGGCCATGCGCCTGGCGCTGGACTTCGCCAAGACCAGGAGCAGCAAAGAGAAGCCGATCAAGCGCCGGTGGGCTTGGCTGAGCAACCGATACTGGCGCGAACACGAAAAGTTGCGCGGAAATGAGACGCCTGAAACCACACAAACAGCGCATGCATGAGAATCCTCATAACTGAGAGGCCCCCCTCGGAAGGAGTCTCCTACCCCCACCCCCCTTGGGAGCAGTCTTGGCGACTCCCAGCACTTTTATACGCATGACCAAAAAACGAACTTCCCACGAAACGCGCAAACCGCGCGGCTCGAAGCGCGCGCCGAAACCCCGTGGCCACGCCGGGGACATCCCGGTCTTCTGCCTCTTCGACGAAATCGTTCCGGCCGCAGATCTGAAGCTGTGGAGCGAGCAGCCAGGCTCGAAGAATCCGCAGGTCCATCCGGCCGCGCAGCTCGATCGCTACGAGACCGTCATCACTGGCAACGGCTTCCGTCGCTGTGCCGTGCGGTCCACGCTCTCCGGTTGCATCACGAAGGGCAACGGTCTGGTTCAGATGGCGCGGCGCCGCGGCTGGTCGGTGCCGATCGAGAATCAGCACTACGCTTCGCGTGCCGAGGAGCTGCGCGACGTGGCGGCCGACAACCAGCTCGCCAAACTCGCGCAGACCGACAAGGACGCGCTCAACCAGTTGCTCGGCGAACTCGACGCCGGCGACTTGCAGTTCGCGGCCGTGACCCCGGAGGAATTTGAGCGACTACTCGCTGAATCGCACATCCCGGAAGCCGAGTTCCCCATCACCGCCAAGCTCGGCGAGAGCTACGATTACGTCCTCATTTTCACCACCAACGCTACCGAATATGCCTTCCTCCAAAACCTCCTCGGGATCGTCCCGGAACGCTCGTACAAAAAAACCGGCGTTGGTCTGGGACGCGCGATCGCTCTCGATCGAGCGCTCAAGTCTCTCCGTGACAATCGTCATTCCCTCGATGTCCAGGGCGGCGACGATGACCACGCACAAACTGCTTCCAAACGCCCTCGTGTGTGTGCCTCAAAGTCAGTGGGAAGAATACGCCAAAGTCGTCGGAAGTGATCGGCTCGTCGCGCACGACGACAAGGTGAAAGGTCTCACGCCCAAGCTGAACTTGCTGCTCAGTTCCTCCAACGCCGACGCTCTCGTTTTCATCGACGACGATATCCTCAATGTGCAGCGCTGCTTCGTTGAGAAGGGCGAGCCGGCCACGATTCGGGATCCCGAACTCATCGAGGCGATCATCACGAACACCGCGCGCCTGGCTCGTGACATGGGTGCGTTCTACTTCGGCTGGGAAGCCAGCAACGGCGCGCTGCGCTACTACACGGGCCTGAAGCCGTTCATGCTCACCGGCTACATCAACGGCTGCGCGATGGGCTTCATGCGCGGCCACGGCCTGCGCTTCGACGAACGCATCGTCGCGAAGAACGATTTCGATATCGCCGCCGCCAACGCACACAAGCACCGGTTCTGCGTGAAGGATTGCCGCTACACGTTCTGCCAGCGCGAGACGTTCACCGGCAGGGGAGGGCAAGCAGCCTTCCGAACCGGTGCCACCGAGAAGCGCGATGTCGCGCTGCTGCAGCGGAAGTGGGGCGACATCTTTCGCTTCGGTGGCCACAGCGGAACGCGCAAACGCGATTACGCCGGCGTGCAGAAGATCACGATAAACCTGCCGTTCTGATACCCATGAAACAATTCCTTACAGCCGCCCTCGCTGTCGCGTTCCTAACCTTGTTCGGCGGATGCGAGCCAGCCGAAACCAACGAAGAAGAATCCGCGCGAATGGAGCAGTACGAGCGCGAACAAGGCTATCCCTCCCACGAAGGTTTACGTCCCAGGAGTACCGCAAATTTTTAACCATCCTGCTACCGACGCGAACCATGATCCGTGGCACCGCCATCGACCTTGCCCTCGAACTGATCGAGACCGTCCGCGAGCCTGACCAACGCGTGACGCTCGATCAGATTGCCGATGTGGTGAATGCGCTGAACGACGAAGGATACGGCACTGGCCAGGTGCGTCACCAGGACATCTACTTTCTGGAGCGCCGCGCGATGAAGAAGCTGCGCAAGGCAATGGTGCGGTCGGACCGCAGCGAGGGAAAGAAAGCGATCCTAGCGGGGCTGATCGGAAAGGTTCACGGATGATGACCATCGAACTGGAAGAAGGCCAACGCCAGCTCCTGCTGATGGCATTGGTTGTTCTTGCCGAGGAGCGTCCTGGATGGCTTCCCGCTGCGATTATGCCGATCGTCGGCAAGCTCAGAGGAGAGGAGATGTTTGTAGAGCTGAAGAAATTTCGAGGGCCGACGACACCAGCGTCGCCGCCTGAGTAACTCAACCAACAACCCGGGGGATGCACCCGGCCAAAACGCAACCCAACTATGGCCAACAAAAAAGCGCTGGCTCTGCCAGACGCACTGCTCGTTCGTTATTTCCGAGACGGAACCATCGACGAGATCACGAAAGTCACCATCCTGGAAACAGGCGTCGTCCAGGTGCTACTTCGCGCAAAGTCGCGGAACCGCACGGAGCGATGGCGGGATCTCGGTGGTGGAATCGGCTTTGTGCCTGAGGTGGAGTGACCGCTTGAAATTTTCCGCGGGGCGCGGCAGAAGCGCCTCGTGAATGAAACCGTCGCCGCCGCTGCTGAAGCGTGGCTTCCTTCGTGGGAGCTGCCTCCGGCACCGGCTGCCGGCGTGAAAGATTTGCGCGGCCAGGCCGTTCGTGTTGCAAAGTTCACCGATGAGGAAACGAGCCGATTTTTCTTTCCGCGTCGGAAGCTCCTCTTTCAACAGCGCATGGCGAAAGCGGTCATCATTTCGCTGCGCAAGCGTGGCGCGAAGATCATCAGTGTCCGATTGACGGTCGAGGACTACGCGCGCTGGCAGCAGGAGCACCATGCTTCTGACTCCCCGGAGCTGCGCTTTCGTTTCGCCACGCGTCCGCCTGCAGGAGTGGGCGACATCGGTGACCAGGCCGAGGAATAGCGGCGGCTTGCCAGCATCGGCCCTGCTGGTGTGAGGAAAAGTTTCTGCACGATTGGTTTCGCGCGACGTCACGAAGTGCGGTGACGAAGCTCCCATTGTCCGGCGGGGCAGTTCTCGCCGGGCAATAACCAAACCGGAAGAGGGCAACCGACCAAACAGCCCACTTAGTAACATGTCACACGCACTCAGCATCACAAAGGAAGGCCGCGCAGAAATGTTCAGCGGCCGCGGCATCAATCCCTGGCACGGCCTCGGCACAGTGGTCGAAGGCATGCTCAACTCGCGCGACGCACTCCGCGCCGCGCACCTCGATTGGCGGGTTGTGCAAAACGAAGTCTTCACCTGGAGCAACGGCGGCGCTCGTTACGCGGCCGTCCCAGGGCACAAAGCCATCGCGCGCGAGGACACTGGCGCCGTGCTGTCCATCATGAAGGACAGCTATCATCCCATCCAGAACGCCGAGGCCTTCGAGTTCTTCGACGCGGTGGTCGGCGAGGGCCAGGCGGTCTATGATACGGCCGGTGCGCTGCACGGCGGCCGTCGGGTGTGGATCATGGCCAGGTTGCCCAAGGCGCTCTTCATCGAGGGCGACGAACTCGAACGCAACATCCTCCTCGTCACGTCGCACGATGGCTCGAGCACGTTGAAGATGATGCACGTCACCACGCGCGTCGTTTGCCAGAACACTCTCTCCATTGCGCTGAGCAACGCGCAGCACACGATCAGCATTCTCCACCGCGGAAATTACAAGGCGCGCGTCGCCGAAGCGCAGCGCGCGCTCAAGATCAGTTACGGCTACTTCGATCAGCTCGGCTTGCTCATTGGCGAATTGGCGAAGGCTCCGTTTGCCCGCAGTGAAATGCAGCACTTCACGGAAGAGCTCCTGCCGATCCGCGACGGCGAGAAGAGCCCGCGCACGGAGAAGGCGAGGGGAGAGATCGCCTCGTTATTCACGCGCGGCGCTGGCAACCACGGCCGCACGAAATGGGACGCGCTCAACGCCGTGACGGAGTTCGTCGATCACCACCGCACCTATGGCAAGACGCAGCTCGGCGACGCGACCGAGACGCGTTTCGCCAGCACGCTCTTTGGCAGCGGAGCTGAGATCAAAAGCCGGGCTGTGTCCCTGCTCACCGCCTGAGTCGCAACCTCGAACTGGAGAAACCAACGATGAACGCACTCACTCAAATCCGCAGCATCGCAATCGCCAGGGCCAACCGCCTGCAGCGCGCAGCGCGTCACCTGGAAGTTCTGCGCCCGGCCTTCGAGCAGTGGGCCGCAGGCGAGATCTACGTTTGCAAACGCACCGGCACTTACCGCTTCCGGTTCGGGGCGGACTCGAAGTCGGTCGCGCCGTGGGATCCGATCGCGCGCGAGATCTTCGCGACGCCGGCCGCGTTCGCATTCGCGGCGATGGTCCTGGCCGAGGAGCGGCCGGAATTGCCGCCGCCTGCAGCGCCGGCCAAGCCGATCGCATTGCCCGCGCCGGTTTCCAGTCGGGTCAACGTCATGGCGTTAGCCCAGGAGGCAGCATGATGGATCGCCAAAATATGCCGGATTTTATACCGGCGCTCTTCGGCCCCGCCGCACTCGTCTTGAGTGCGGCGCGGGCTGTGGCTGCCAAGAGCACTCCAATTAGACTGCTCTTCGATGGCGACCCCGGCACCGGCAAGACCACGCTGGCCGATCAGCTCGCGCGAGAAATCACCGGCGATGTCGCGGCCGCGATCGAGACCGTCAATGGCCAGAGCCTTGGCATCGATCTGGTGCGCGAATGGCACGAGCGAGCGTGCTACGGCAATCTCTTCTCGAAGTGGACGGTCAAGCGGATCGATGAACTCGACCAGGCGAGCAGCTCGGCGATGAGCGAGATGCTCACCTTCCTCGACACCTTGCCGAAGTTTCACGCGGTGATCGCGACGACCAACGAATTCGCGAAGCTTCGGGCGCTGACCAAGGGACGCCTCGAGTCCCGCTTCGTGCGCCTCCCGGTAGACGCTCCAGGAGCCTCGGAAACGGCGCGCGAGTTGGTCGGAAGGTTCAGCATCACTGCAAGCCAGGCGGAGGCGATCGCGCGCGGCGCGGTGCCCGACGGGATGCTCGATGGCTGCAACGTCCGTGCCGCGTTCAACGATGCCGAGGCTTTGCTTGCGGTGCAGGCCGCTGCCAGACCGCTCAAGCAGGAACGTGCAGTTTGCGAAATTGCTCAATTTGCAGATTCACGGAAACGGAGGCAGGCCGCATGACCTTCGCCGAAGTTATCAGCCCTGGCGGTTACAAGGTCGGCGAGGTCGCGAGCGCGCTGCAGAAGTGCATCCGCCGAGGCCTCGCCGACGACGCGCTGTTTTGGGCCACCGAGTTGGACCTCGCCGGTTTCGGCGAATACGTCTTCAAGCGTCTGCAGATCATCGCCAGCGAAGACGTGGGGCCCGCCGATCCGGACGCCTGCGTGCGGGTGGCCACCCTACGCGATGCCTGGCGCGATCAGCGGAAGAAGAACGACTCGCGCCACGCGCCGGAGCGGCTCTTCCTCGTCCACGCCGTTTGGTATCTGGCGCACGCGGCCAAGTCTCGCCTGGTTGATCATGCGCTGATCGTCCACTACGAAGGACACCGCGAGCAGCGGGAGATTCCCGACTTCGCTCTCGATCGCCACACCGCTCGGGGCAGGGCCGCAAAACGTGCGTGGAAACACTTCTGGGAGGAAGGGGCGCGGCTGGAAAACCGGGCAGATCTGCGGGATCCTTACGCAGTCAGAGCCCGCGAAATCCGGAGCGACCAGCAACTTGATCTGGACCTCTGATGCCCGAAACTGGGGCTACCTAAAGGTACTTATTTTGCTGGCTTCCATACTGATTGCCCGTCTCCATTTCCACCGAACTCCCACTCGAGCTGTTCCTTTGGCTCAAGCGCTGCCACCGCGTTGCGGTACGCCCGCCACATTAGCTTAGGTGCCTCTGGATGGTCCGAAGCGTGAACCATCCAGAACATCACCCGCCCGCCCTTTTCATCGTGCTCGTAAATTGGGAATGGGTAAGAGTACGCATAACCCAGTTCGTTTTGGAAACGCTTTGCGAGAATCTGACCTCGGATGTGTGGCTCAGTTTGAAGTAGTTCTTTCCAACCGTCACTGCCCCACCACTTCGCCAGTTTGATATCGCGGTCGTTGAGCGCAGCCACTGCGCGACCAAACCAACCCTGCGCTAAGAAGTAGAACAGTTCGATTTTGTGTCCCTCGCGCTTGTGCGTAGCAAGACTTACGACGGTTTGCCAGTCGCACTCAAAAGTGTGCTGATCCAAAAGGCAAAACGTAGCTTCCTGTGCACGGATCGGATTTTCCGACAGGAACTTCGTCATCTCCACGTTCATATCGCCCGGAAAAAAGCGTACTGATCGCTTGTGTTCCTCGCTGTGATGTTCGGCGCAAAGCGATTCTAGAGATGGCCACTTGGCTTTTTCCAACTCGAAGAGTGCGAAGGCACGAAACCACTTAGGTTCGCTTTCCAATACGAGCCGCGCAGCCCAACTAGTGGGATGGTCGCACTGTTGGGCGCCGGCAAACGCGTCTAAGTAAGTCCCGTGTTTTGTGATGAACACGAAGTACCGGAGGTATCTGGCGATGAGCTGCGCCTTGTTTTCAGTCCAGACAGGCGCCTCAATTCGTTTGAATTGCACCTCCTTTTCCTGAATTGGAAAATCGGAGAGATCGAACAGAGGGGGGACTTCTTCGGCCATACCTCTTTTATGCGGCCGAGGCCAAAGGAAAGCTGTCGTAGGTTTTGCCGTCGAGAACCCGACCGGCAATTTTTTTCCCTAGAGCGACCATTCGTTCCGGATCTGTTCGTAAAGTCGCCACGTCCGGAGCGGCTTTAGGCAATTGATCCTCCGGAATCCAATGGCCCCACTGCTTAAAATGGAAGGCGATAGTTTTGTCAGCGCAGTAATCGCGGAGGTTGCGCAGCCAGGCCGGTCGCATCGGCCGCGAGCGAGGTCCGCTTTCACCGCCGGCTATGATCCAATCGATCGGCCGAAAGCCCCTTTTGTTTACCCACTTGGAAAGGTCTAGGGGGCCTAGAAGCGGTTCGCATGAGAGGAACCGGACTGCCGCGGGAAGCCGAAGAAGGTGGGGCAAACGGCGCGCAGCCCAAAACTGATTTTCCACGGTAGTGCCTATCCAGACATTTGCCGGCCACTTTCTTTTCCACGGGACCATCCCTTTCACGGAGTGAGGACGTTTCGTGAGTAAGAGCCAATCAAGGTGGGGCGTTTGATCAATCAGCGTCCAAAGCTTATTTCTTTCCCCATCGAGGTCGCGCCGGTCTTCAAAAACGTCGGCCATCGAAGCGCAAAAGACGCGATACCGCAGGCCAAGACGCTGTGCTTCGTCGTTCCACAATGTCGGTTCGAGCCAGTGTTTTTCGCCGAAGGTCCGCCGCGGAGCGTTGGCACCCCAAACAGCTTTGCCGACACGCTTCGCCCAAACCTCCGCGTAACAATTCGTGCAGGCGGCCGATACTTTCGTACAACCCCACCAAGGGTTGAACGTGTGATGCGTCCACTCTATCTCTGAGTCCTTTCCCATAGCTGACGGTGCATCGGTTGAGGTCTCGGAGGCAAGCTCAGATTGATGCACACTTTCCGCGGAAACGCTTACACCGGAAGATTTAAAATGTTCCAACCCAGCGGTCGCCACCGCTCTCCACATGTCGTCAGGTCGATCGCGCTGCGACGAGGAGCACTTCGAAGTCCTCGATGAGCGCCTTCCCGAATTGAGGGACGTTGTCAGTCCACTCGAGCGCGATCGCCAGCCGCGAACCTTTCAGACTCGGAAAGCGCTTATTCGAACTCGGCGAAATTGCCCGGAAAGGATCGAGAAACCCGCCCGCTTCAAGCGCCCGCTCGATGAGATGATTCGCCGCGGTGGGCTCGAAATGCGCACTCTGCAGGATTTGCAGAGCGATCTGACGATCGTCGGGCGAAATCACGCCGGGGACTTTTTCCCGCCGAAAGCAAAAGGCGAGAACATTCGGGACAGACCAAAGTTGACGCCCCCGCGCGAGCGTGAAGCTCACGCCTGAAGATCTGGACAAGCTCCAGACCAAGCAACTCGCCAACGTCATTCGCAAACTCAACGCCGGGAAAACCCTCACCGCGCGCGAAGAAGCCTTGCTCGCCAAGGCGCGGGCCGGTGGCGATGTCACCGAGGGCGTCACGACCGGCTTTGTGCAAACTTGGGATGAACTCGCGCTCGCCCTGGGGACCACGCGGCGCGCAATCCAGGAATGGAAAAAGGATCCGCGCTACAAGGCGAAGTGCCCACGCGACCGCGCAAACGGCCGGAAAGAGGTCGCCGCCTGGTCGCGGTTCATGGTGGACCACAATCTCAAGCGAGCGGCGGAAAACGTCCCCAGCGACGACGTGCACGAATTAGGCGACGACTCCGGCGACGTCGTCCACCCGCCGCGTCTTTCTGGCAGCCAGGCTGACTGGCAAAAGGCCGTGCTGCGCGAAAAGCACGAAGCGGCAAAAGTCGATCGCCTTGTGACAGAGGGCACACTGGTCATCGCGACAGAGCTGGAGATGCCGCTCGGAGCCACCTTTGCCACGATCCAGACCAAGCTCTCGCAATTTCCCGGCCGCGTTGCGCGTTACCTGGTAGGTCTGCGCGACGTGGCGGAAATCGAAGATCGTCTGCGCGACGAAATCGATGCTGACCTCTCGGACCTGCAGGCCGGCCGATTCACGAGTGAGGCCGCGGTGCAGGAGGCGCTATCCGCGCTGCCCTTTGATGAAGAGAGTGAACGCCTGTTCAAGCTCGTCACCTTCGACGGCCAGGATCGCGCCGCTTTGCGGCAGCTCATCGCCGCCGTGGCCACGCAGGCCCTGCGTAACCTTGGAAGGAGAGCGCTGCAGAACGCCCGGCGTGAGCAGGAGATTCCGGACACGGCCGTGGCCGATGAAGTCACGGGGCAGGTGACGGACCAGGCTGCTGCTCGGGAATCGAAACGGCGGTCGGTCGGAGAAGTTTCGCCAGCGCCCGACCAAGAAGCCGCGGCAGTATCGAAGACGAAGAAGAAGCGACGTTCGAAGCCGGCGCCTCGGAAGCTGCCACCGGCCGTAGAAGGTGCGATATATCGGGAGCCCAGAAAACGGTAGCGTCCAGAAAGTAGTTGCGGCGGAACCCCAGCGAGATGCGCTCGGTTCGATCTTCGCGATGTCGGCCGAGAAACGTCGCCCCCACCGACGACCTTTTCAATTCATGCACCGAGCGGATGCCGTAGCGGCCAACGTCGGGGTGACGTTGAAATTCCTGGCAGACCCAATCGAAGCGGCCGCCGCCCAGCTCGCTGAACCTTCCTGCAGGATGATAGAGCTTCCGCCATCCTGGGGGAGTTGTGCCATTCGGGATGGGGAAGGGGATTTGATACAGACCTCCCTGGGAGACCATGCTCGGCATTTCGCCAGCGTGGGGAATTTGACGATAGCGCGCAAGGCGTGACTCCAATCCCCGACCGCGCGACGCGCGGCTTCCTCGATGCCCGCGCCTGGCTGCTCGGGATGCTTGGCGCCATCTTCAAGCCACGGCCACGCATTTGGCTGTGGCGCTGGCTCGACGCGAACTGTGTCATCCCGGAATCCAGCGGTGGACCGAGCCCGGGGAAGATGCGCACCGGCCGCTTCCCGATCATGCGCGGCCTGTTCGACTTGGTGCAGCAGCGCCACGTCCATTTCCTCACGCTCTGCAGCTCCGCGCGCGCCGGCAAGACGCTCTTCCTCATCTGCCTCGTCCTGTATTGGATTTCGGAGCGGTTCGGCTGGGTGGTGTGGCTCGATCCCACGCGGAACAGCGCGCGCAAGTTGGTGCGCGACGAGTTGGACGATTTCCTCCTGGAGTGCAAACCGGTCCGAGCGCTGGCGATCATCACGAAGAAGACGTGGACGACGCTGGAAAAGCACTTCCGCGGAAAGCGCATGCGCATCGTGGGATCGGGGGCAGAAGCAGACCTCCACGGCTTCAACGCGGAACTTGCACTCACGAATGAACTGGATGCCTGCCGAACCAGCACCGAGGCCGATGCGGCGAGCACCGATAAGATCGAGGCACGCACAAAACTCTTTGCTAACTCGCGGCTGATTGCCCGCGGTTCCACTCCGCAAAAGGGCGAGTTCGGTCCGACCTGGCAGAAGTTTCTCAGCGGTACACAACACCACTGTTACCTCCCTTGCCCCCACTGCTCCGACGCTAATACGCGCACGATCCGCGATATCGTTTTTGAGCCGCCGGCGGATGAAGACTGCCGGCCGGGTTGGTCACCGTTGAGCTACGATGTGCGTCTGGCCGGCTGGCAGCGGTTCACTTTTTTTTCCGAGAAAACGCAGGTCCCGTTCACCCCGGAGCTGGCGCCTATTCTGGACGATTCAGGTAAACCCTGCCCACGATCGCAGTGGCGCGAAGAGGTGACGGGCCAGGCGAATTTCGAGCGCTTCGCCGTCATGGACGAACGGCCGTGCCTCGACGATCCGACGCGCACCGAAATGACCCGCGTCGGCTGGAACCTGAAAGGCGTGCGGCGCGGGACAACTTACCAGTGCGCCTGGTGTGAGAAACAGATCGAGCAGATCGAACAGGGCTGGATGCTGGCGCGCTACCGCTGGATGGCGCACAATCCGGAGGCGCAAGCCTCGGTCGACGACGACGGAGAAACCGCGAACCTTTCGCAGCCTGGTGAGGAAGAGCACATCAGCGCGCACGTCTGGAGCTGGTACAGCCCATGGGAGATCTGGGGCATCATCGCCGCCGAGTTCCTCGAGGCGAAAGGCGACCTGGGAAAACTGATCAAGTTCTGGGTCTACACCCTCGGCCGGCCGTTCGTTCGCCAGGGCACGGGAATCAAGGATGATGACCTTGATCGCGTTATCGGTCGCTGCCCGGTGCGTTACGTCCAGGGGCAGATGCCTTACGAGGCCGAGATCCTCACGGTCACGATCGATCGCCAGGGCACAGAGCTGTGGTATGGGATTCGCGCGCACGGGATCCTCTGGGATCATCCGGACTGGCCGAGCTGGAGCGCCCTGGTCGATTGGGGCGAGGCGACCAGCGGGAACATGCTCTTGGAAAAGTGCGGACACGCTCCCGATGCCAATGGCCACTTGCGCCGGTTCAAGTTCACGCGGGAAGACGGCACCGTGCGCGAATATTTGGTCACCGCTGGCCTCTACGATTGCGGCTTTGAGCAACAGGCGGTGTGGGATTTTTGTTTAACGCAAACCGAATGGCTCAGCCCGAGCAAAGGTGGCGACACCAGCAAGACCGGCGGCAACGATATCCGTGTGACCAAGGTCATGGACGAAAAACTCGACCTGGTCTGGTATTGGTCCGACCACTTCGCCGCCAATCTGTTTTTCGATTGCATCAAGGACGGCGAGTCGCACGGCACCGTCATCAACTGGTGGGTGCCGACCAACATTTGCCGCAACTACCGGGATCATCTCACCGACGAGTACCTCGGGGAAAAGGACGGCAAGCGGATGTGGATGACCAAGACCAAGCGGAATCACCTGGCCGACATGGAAAAGCTGCAGCGCGTGCTGCAGGGCCGCATCGAGGAGTTTCTCGATGCCATTCGCGCGGTTCGGCGAGCCGCCGAAGAGGCCAAAGCCAAAGCCTCTGAAGCTGCTTAGTTACTGCGCATCACCAATACTCCCGGAACCATGCCGGAGGCTCGGGCTTCAAGCAGCCTGGCCACCATCAATGGGGTCAATGGTGTGTTGGCCGTGGCAACAATGGTGCCGTCCCTCGTCCGCATATCATGGGCAAGAATTTGGCCCGGTCGAAGACCGTTGTAGTAGACGATTTGCATCTTTCCAGGCTGGTCGCTGCCTCGTGAAGAGCCTCCGATCGCTTGTATTGGATTGATCATGACACCGGTGGGAGAGCCCGACGTCTGCCGTCCAGGAAAGGGAGACTTGGTATTCAACCGCCGGTAAACTGTGCATCGACGAATTGACTCCGGACCAGGTCCGCTTGGCACTAGACGCCAGCGCCCCGTTTCGGCGGCCAGCGCTGGCGTTCTTTTTGCGGGGTGTTTTGCCAAATGCGCCAATCCATGCTTTATCTCCGCCGCTTGAATCCATCCCTCCGTGGTCATGCGTGACCGCGATCTCGCAGATTCTCACCTGGCGTCGCATTGGCCGGACATGGCCGAGGCGCTGGACTCCCTCCCCGACGTGTTCCAGGAAAAGCTCGCGGCTTTTCAGGGCCCGCTGCCGCGAACGCCGCGCGAGCGCGTGGAACAGTTCGCCGGCATACTGGCCGAGGCGCTCAAAGAAGCGAACGTCGCGGAAGCCGAGCGCCGAGGTCCGGCTGCCGGCAGCGATCCTGAACTGGTCGAGGGCATGCGCCACATCGCCGAGGATCAAAGCAATCAGCGGCTCGCCTTGCGCGCCGCGTGTGTGCTGAAACAACTCGGGCTCGACCATCGGAGCGATCAGCAGCTCGCGAACGATTACGGCCTCACCACGCGGGCCGCGCCGCACGCCATCCGCCGGCAGATCGAGAGAACGACCGGCCTGCGCTGTCGATCGAGCAAGAGCGATCTAACGCGGTTGCGCTGTCAGGAGCGCACGACCGGCCGCAAGCGCGAGCGTGCGCCATTTCTGGGGGAGGGAGCCTGGCAGCGCGTTCGCAGTCTCGCGCTGACACTGCCGTTGCCCGCATGAGCTTGAACCCGGCCCCACTTTCCGCGCGAGTCGCGCAAGTAGTCGAACTGCGAGTCGTCGAACGCCTGGCCGCGATCGAAGACGATGTCGCCAAGGCGCGCGACGGGGCCATCGCCTGGACCTTCCAAGGCATACGCTCCATGCACGAGGCTGGCCGGCTGCTCTGCGAAACGCAGGATCTGCTCACCGGCGATTTTACGGACTGGTTCGAGAGCAATGCCGAGCACATCGGCTACAGCCTCCGCACGGCGACGACGTACAAAAAGGTCTTCCGCGATATCGAGCGCCTCGGGGGGTTCGACCACGCCTGCGAGAAATTCCCGGATCGGCACGAATTCCTCGTCGCGCTCGGCGTGCTCAAGCCGCGCGAATCCAGCGACCACACCACGCCAGCGCCCTCGCTGCCCTTCTCCATTCGTTTCAAGATCTGCGGCCCTCCGGTGGAAGAGTGGGAAGTCGATGAGTGCCGCAATTTTCTCGCCGAGACCGCGCCGCTGCTCAGCATCCGCGAACGCGCTCAAGCCAGGCTCTCCGCCGTTTAAGCACAACTCCAAGAGTCGTAACCCGCTGGGAATCAGCCAAACCATCGGCAACGCGTTGCCGATGGCGCTTTGACAGTCGCCCGCTGGCGTGTCGCCCAGCGTCCAACTCCATCGCGTTTGCCTGGCGCAGATCCGCGCCGAGAACCGAGCCTGGGTGGAAACCCTGCTCGCCAAAGCGCTCGCGAAAATTGCCAAGGGCGGCGGTCAGCTCGCCCCTCTGAATAACGCCAGCCTCAACGGCAAGAGCTTCTCGCGGGAGATCCGCCTCGATGCGGTGCAGGTGGCGGACATCTGCCAGAGCGCGCTCGATGAAACCGACGGCGTCGGCAGTTCTGCGACTGGGGTCACTCTTCCGGACTTTTCGGCATGAAGTTCCCAAATTTCATCCGGCGAATGATGGGCGGCTCTGGCGGCGGCAACGCTTTTGAGGACGCGCTCGCCACGTCGATCGACCGCGCCAATGTGCGCTTCCTTCTGCCCCAGGATTCGCGGCTTTACGTCTCAGCCTGGAATCGTACGGCCCTCAATGAAAAGGCCGAGTGGCTCTGGCAAAACTTCGCGCTCGTCAAAGAGCTGGTCGAAGGCATCGCCCGGCACACCATCGGCAAAGGCATCGCGGTCCAGTTCGAGACCGAAGATCACGAGTGGAATCTCGCCGCCGAGCGTGATTTCGAGAATTGGGCACTGACCCCGAGCCGTTGCGATATCGCCGCCCGGCGAAACTTTTACGAGCTGCAGGCCCACGCGATCGAGCAGTGGACCATGCGCGGCGAGTTCTTTTCCGCCTTCGTCGAAAACCCGCGCTGGCCGTCGCCACGGGGAGGGGAGAAGGGCGCGCCGAGCTTTTGGGCAATCGACTCGAACGATGTCCGCACGCCATCGCAAAAGCCGCTCATCGGCAATCCGGCGAAAGTGCCTGAGATCATCGACGGCGTGGAACTCGGGCAATACGGCGAGCCCGTGAATTATTTCGTTCGCACCGGTGCGGTCGACAGCTTCGCGACCGTCCCCGTGGGCGAGATCTGCCACTGGTATCGTCCGCATGCGACCAACCAGCCGCGCGGAGTGACCCCGCTCGCTCAGGCCATCAATCCGCTGGTCGATGTCTATCAGTTGCGCAACTACGCCATGCGCAGCGCGAAGGCTCAGCAGCTCGTCGCCCTGGTGATGAAGAACATCGGGAAGAAACCGACGCGCGGCGCGTTTGGCGCGATCAAGGCGGCGTCTTCACGACCAGGCGAAGACGACGGCGCAGTCGAACTCGAGGCAGCCGGCCGCAACGCCGGCGCCGGCATCGCCTACGTGGATGGGGAAGGGGACGTGAAGATGGTCGCGAGCAATGCTCCGAGTCCGCTGGTTGCACCCTTTGTGCGGGACTTGATGCTGCGCGACGCGTGCCTGGCGCCCGGTGTGCCGATGGAATTCTTTTGGGATCCGAGCAGCCTGGGCGGGGCCAATACCCGCTTCATTCTCGGCCGGGCCGATCTCTTTTTCCAAATCCTGGCCGATGGCCTGGCTTACCGCTTTTGCACTCCGGCCGCGATCCGCGTGATCGAATGGCGGATTGCGAACGGTCTACTCGCCCCGTGCAAAGATCCGCTCTGGTGGGAAAAGGTCGGCTGGCAATATCCCGCGCGCCTTACGGTCGATATCGGCCGCGAAGGCGCGCTCGATATCCAGAAACTGCGCAGCCTGCAGCTCAACCTCCGCGACTACTACAACGCGCGTGGGCAAAACTGGTTCGCGCAAATGCAGCAGCGCATCCGCGAGATGAAGACGCTGAAGAAGATGTGCGACGACGCCGGCATGCCCGAGATGTTCGCCTACTTCACCGCGCTCGATCCCGGGGCCGCTCTCATCAAGGACGAGGCGGACAAAAAGGAACAGGATGAGAAGGGCGGCACCGATGGCGAGAAGAAGACAGACACCGAGGAAACGAAATGAGACTTCACGAAATCCTCGCCACCGAAGAGCTGGCCATCCACGAACCGGCGCTCGGTAACATTCTCGCCCGGCTAACTCCATTTTTCGCGCGGCTTACGCGTAACGAAGAAGCGGGCGTCGAGGGGGCGCTTGCACGGGAGGAAAATCTTTCGCTCGCGGATTTCATCGTGGGCCGTCGCGACTACGCGGTGGATGCCAACGGGATCGCCACGATCCATGTGAACGACGTGCTCGGGCGCGGCCTCGCGCGCATCGATCAGATCTTCGGCATGACCGATTACAATTCGTTGATCGCCGAGTTTAACGACGCGGCGAGGGACGGAGCGGTGCGCGGGATCCTGCTCGATGTCGGCAGCCCTGGCGGATCGGTCGTCGGGATGGAAGAAGCAGCCGCGGCCGTGGCCAACGCCGCCGCGGCGAAACCCGTGGTGGCGATGATCGAACAAATCGGCGCGAGTGCCGCTTACGCTCTCTCGGTGCAGGCGACGGCCATCGTCGCCTCAGCCTCCGCGATCGTCGGCTCGATCGGCACCATTTCTTCGTTCACCAACATCGCCGGCATGTTGGAACGCTTCGGCGTAAAAGTGGAACAGTTCACGAGTGGCGACCTGAAGGCCAGCGGCACGCCCTACCGCGCGATGACCCTGCCGGAAGCCACCTTCCTCAACGAGCGCACACAATCCCTCGGAGCGGACTTTCGCGCGATGGTCAGCGCCGCCCGGCCGTCGGTGCAGGCGTCCTCGATGCGCGGCCAATGGTTCAGCGGAAAACAAGCCGCCTCGCTCGGCCTGGTCGACCAGGTCGGATCGAAGGCCGACGCCATGGAGGCGCTGCTCTCGCTGGTCGGTTACTCCGGCCATTGACACGCCGCAAAGCGAGACTCCCGCGCACGCGCTCACTTTTCATTATGAACCCACGTTTTGCACCCGCCTGGACCCGCCACTTTCTCAACGCAGAAAAGGACGCTGCAGGTGGCAGTGGCAAGGCGCTGACGATTCCGGAGTTGACCGCGAAGTTGAAGGAATCCGACGCCACGATTCAAAAGCTGACTGACGAGAAGGCGAAGGCGGAAACTGCCAAGGTCGATGCCGAGACCGCCAAGGCGGCCGGGGAACAGGCGAAGGCGGATTTGCAGGCGAAACTCGATGCGGCGGAGACCGCGAAGAATGATCTGCAGACGAAGCTCAGTGCCGCCGAGTGCGCGAAAACGGAATTGCAGGGAAAGCTCACCACGGCAGAGACGGCCAAAGCAACGGCGGAAAAGGCTGCGACCGATGCGCGGAGCGAAACCGCGATCGCGCAAACCAAAGCCAACGAAACCGCAGCGAAAGCCGGTCTCACCCCACCTTTCACCACGGCCGTCAAAGAGGAAGGCAGCAAGCAGGCCGGGAAGTCCGACCTGACTGGCCGCGCCAAGGCCGTCGCCTATCTCGAGAGCCGCCAGCCCAAGCCCGCAGCCGCTTAATTTTTCCGCTCAACGCTCAATCCAAAAAACACTCCATGCGATTCTCCAATTCCGCCCGCAACGTCCTCGGCCTTTTCGCGGTCCTTCTTTTCGCGGCTGTCGCGCTGTGCATCGGCGACACGGTCGTTGCGCAGCTCACCCATTTCGCGGTGCTCAGCGATCTATCCTCGCTTCCGCTCTTTCCGGTGCTCGGCATGGCGACCCTCAACTTTCTCGATCTCGCCAAGGCGAACTCGAACGACGCGGTTGCCGGCATCATCGATGACCTCACCGATGTCTCGCCAGAGCTGGGCCTGTTTCCCGTCGAAGACCTCGGTCTCGGCCAGCTCAACTATCAGACGCTCCACCGCACGGGACGGCCTTCAGTCGTCTTTGCACACGCTGGCGAAGGTTTCACTCCGAGCAAGAGCGAGCTGAAACTCATCGATCACGAGTGCTTCCGTTTTGGCGGCCGCATCGAGGCGTTCAAGCACATCGCCGACAACTGGAAGCGCGGCGGCGCTGCTGGTTATCAGGCGTATGAAGCGAAGGGCGTCATGGAAGCCGGGCTCAAGACCATCGGTGCGCAGATCTGGTATGGCGTCAGCACGGACGCCAAGGGTTTCCCTGGCTTGAAAGCCTTCACTCCCTTCGGCGGTGCGTTCACCTACAATGCGACGGGCACCACTGCGACGACCGCGTCCAGCGTCTACCTGGTGAAGTTCGGCGAAAATTTCGTGGAGCTGAAAGCCGGCCGGGCGCGCAACGCCGGCGGAATCATCGAACTGCCTGACTTCATCATCGAGACGATCCTCGATGCCAATAACAAGCCCGCCTGGGCGTACACATCGGAGCTTTCGAGTTACCTCGGTTTGCAGACCGCCGCGGCGCACAGCGTCGTCCGGATCTGCAACCTGACCGAAGATAGCGGCAAGGGCCTGACCGACGCGAAGCTCAATGCCGCGCTGCAGCTCTTCCCGGCGAACTTCCGCCCGGATCGCATCTTCATGAGCAAGCGCTCCTGCACGCAGCTCCAGACTAGCCGCACGGTCACTTTGATGGGCATGGGCACAACCCGCCCGAATCAGGAACTCATCGCGCCACGCCCGCGCGAGTATGACGGCATCCCGATCACGGAGTCCGACAACATCCTCAACACCGACGCGATCGAGTCCTAAGCCCGCGCGTCCGTCATCTCTCCGCAAGCCCACTTTTTCACACCATGAAAGTCGCCCACTACCATCAGGAAAACCAGGCTCCGAAGCCCTTTGCCGTGCTCAAGGAACACAAGGACGGCACCGTGGACATCGGTCCCGAGGACGGCGAGCCGGTCGTGACGAAGTGCCAGGTCGTGAAGGAACCGAAGATCGGCTGCGTAACCTTCGAGAAGGAAAAACCTGCCAAGGAAGAAAAGCCGAAGGACGACCCGAAAAAGTAAGCGCTGCCAAGAACGACGCACCTCATGAAAGACCTCAATATCACACTCACCCGCGCGCTCACGGCCTCCGATGGTTCCGTGACGAGCAGCGACTTCGACCTCGGAGCCACCTCCGATCGGAACGCCGCCGGCTCTTCGGTCAAGGACGTGGAACTCGTCGTCGAAGTCCCGGCGCTGACCAGCTCGGAGCTAAACACCGCCGACACGCTGATCCTGCTTGTCCAGACGGGCGACGCCGTTACCCCGACCACGTCGGCCGGTCTCACCAAGACCATCACCGGCACTGGCTCTACGATCGCCGCGCAGGAAGTGAAGTTTCGTCTGCCTCCGACCGTCGGCCGCTACGTGAACGTGAAGGCGACGACGGCCGGCACCTCGGGCGACATGAGCGCGAAGTCGCTCACGATCAGCCTTCGTCCGAAGCTCTACTGAATTCCGCGGGCCAGCGCGCCCGCCGCAGTTTGTTTGATTCATAGGCAGGGACTCCGCGCCGGGCCTTGGTTGGAACCCGGCGCGGAGTGCGGCCTTTCCGCAACCACACCACCATGCCCGCAAAACCTGAGATCATTCGGTCGCCTGAAAGCGACGCCATCGTCTACAGCATCCATCACTACACGCAGCAGGTGGAAGCTCTGCAGGCCAAGTTGGAAGACGAAAAGCGGGAGTTGATCCTTTTGCGCGCGCCGGCTGCGATCGCGGAGAAGATACGGGCCAATCAAACTCTCGATCTGGCCGAGCGGGTGGCCCTGGCCGCTGCGGTTGCGGGGAAATACGGCGACGCCAACGATCACGTTTGCAGCGTCGTGGTGCCGACTGAGAAAGCGTTGTCCTTCGATCTCTACCCCAAGGATGCGTACAAGGAATGGCTCGTGACCAAAGGCGTGAAGAAAGGTTCGCCGAAGTTACTGCGGGAGTTTTTCGCGGAGCGGGAGACGGAAGCGCGCCGCCTGGCTGGCGATCACTTCTCGACGTTGTTCGATCGATTCGAGACCTTCGAGCCGTGCAAGAGCTTCCAGGATGTCCTCGATCGGCTGCTCAAGAACAGCCCAGCCAAACGCCTCGAGGTGGTGAAGTTTCTGCAGGTCGAGACGCAACCCCAGGCCCCGCACGTCAAGCTCGACAAGGCCAAGGTTGAGGCATGAGCCCGATCGCCTCGATCCTCAACTGTTACGCGCCGGCCACCGGTCACAACATCGCGCAGATCGCGATCCGGAGCGATGGCACGGTCAAGGTTTTCGGGGATAAGACGGCCGCTCATGTGGAGCTGCGGAAACTCCGCGATAAGCTCGGGGAACTCGAAGAAATCACCGCGCCAGTGCCGGGCGGTCCGCGCAGAAAAATGGGCGCGGAGTGATGGGCGAATTTTCGGACATCTTCGAGGAAGGCTTTGATGAGGTTGCTGAAGAAGCCCCTTCCACCATCGCGCACAACGGTCTCACGGCGACCTGCGTGGCCGGCAATTCTCTGGCCTCGAAAGAACTGCGGGACTCTGGCCTTTGGGCGGAAGGCTCCGTGGTCGTTGAAATGAAGCGCACGGAATTTTCACGGTTGCGGCTGGCCGACCGCCTGGTCGTGACGCTCGACGGAAAAAAGAGGCAGCTCTTCGTGATCGAGGACGATCCGGCCGATCCGCTTCTGCGCCTGCATCTCAAGCCGACGCACGGCCAGTGATTGACGTGCGGGCGGCAGGGTGAACGCTGCAGAACTCGACACTCGCGGCTTCGACGCCTTTATCCAGGGTCTCACCGAGATCAGCGGGAAACCGCGCGAGGAAGTCTTGGGGCAACAGGCCGGGCACGTTCTGAGCATTTGCATCACGCGCAGCCCCGGACCGAAATCCGGCAACTACAAAGACGCGCAATTCAAAGCTGCGCTGCGCGTGATGAAGCCCTCGCGTTACGTCGACGAAAAGGGGACCCTGGTCCCGCCCAACAATCGCGTCGGCCGGCCGGAGCGACCGTTCCTGCAAACGCTCACCGGCACCCGTGGCGGTCGGCTCGGGCATCAATGGTATGTCGGAACGAACCGCGCTGGGGCGCGCGTCTTCATTCCCCAGGAGCGCATTGAGTCGGGCAATTGGGCAAAGGGGAAACGCGTGCGAGCGCTGCAGACTTCCATCGCAGGAGGACTCGAACCGAAAGCACAGGCGGCTGCGAAAGCCGTCGGCGCTCTCAAAAAGTCGTGGGTGCAGATTGCGCAGCGAGTGAACGCGCCGCTCAAGACCGCAGTGCCGGTTTATGTGCGGAAGTCGTCCACGCCCTTCGACGATGGAGCGCGCAGCCGCTTCGTCCAGCAGGGCGCGACGAGCTTCGTCGAGCTGGTCAATACGAATGGCGCCCTGATCCGCCGCTACAATGGCGCGGCCATCCTGCAGGGCGCGATCCAGCAGCGTCTCCGCGCCTTTCAACACGACATCAAACACGATGTCTTCGCGGATATCACCTATCGCGCCGCACGCTATCCTGGAATCTTCGTGGCCGAGTGAGCAGCGCACAAAGCCGGGAAAAAATGTCCGCTGGCGTTGACGTCGGTCGCTGGGGATGAGCAAAGCCGCCCCCGATCTCGAAACGCTTTTCGATGTGGAAACCGCCGTGGAAACCGCGTGGGAAGCTGTGCTCGGCAAGCACGGGATGCGCGCCTACCCACAGCGGAGCCCCAAAGACCTGGTGGTGCCGCTGGTGAATCTCAAGTGTTCGCTCGGCGCTACCACCGGACATCGCGGTCCGGATCGGCGCGGACAATTCTGGCTCGATGCCTGGTTTTTCCGCCTCGATGCCGAAGTCGTGACAGTGCGCGACGCTGCCGGGCCGGACAGTCACCGGCACATGCGCGCGCGGGTGCGCATCATCGCGCAGTACGCCACCGATTCGTTCACGGAAGCCCTGATGCCTTTTCATGTGCTCACAGCGCGGCAAGAGGCGGGCACCATTCCTTCGATCGAAACCGGCGACGATACCGACGTTTCGATCATTCAAATTGCGGGCACTGTTTGCATCCGGGATACGGCATGGCCGGAACTCTAGGGGCCGCGGACGGCGTGGAGCCGCTTGATTGACACCACCTCGGGCCATGCCCGATCCCGCAGGAACTCATCAAGACGGCGGCGTCCAGTACGGCAGCCAGAAAACGACGATGAAGGACGTTACCGGCACGAATGCCGACTACGTCCTCAAAAACATCAACATCAATTATCCGGCGAATAAATTGGTGCGTTTGAACGAGGTCGGAGTACCGGACGGACAAGTCTTCATCGACCAGATCGACAACGGCACGGCCACTGGTCAGTTCGGGACCTCGACTCAGAAGCTGCCGAAGAAGTACGAGAAGTTTAATCTGCTGCCCCGTGGCGGTGGCAGCCCGGTCGCGTGGAAAGTGGAAAGCGTCTCTGACTCCTGGATTCAGGACGGAGAGGCGACCTTCTCGATCACCTTCACCAAGAGCTTTACCTAGCGCCCGGCCCGGCGCACTCCGCGCATGGACCAGGACGATAGTCATCTCAAAGCAATACCGGTCGAACTCGACCAGGTCCCCGGCCTGCCCGAAGCCGTGGCCGCGGCGCGCGCGGAAACCCATCGCCGACGCGAACTCGCCTTCCTCGATGTGCCTCTCGATATCTGCGGCATCCCCGTGCAGCAGTATCGGCCGCGTCACTTGCTGCTGCTCTCGGCCTGCGGTTCTCCGGTCATCGTCGGCGGCACGGTTTTGTCCGAGCACATCGTGCAATTCCTGTGGATTGTCCGCGCGGAGAGTGACGCCGATCGCGAGAGTTTCTGCGCGCGCGTTGCCGACCTGGACGGCGAACAAATGTGCGACGCGATCGAGGACTATCTCGAAGGGGCGCGCCTGGATCGGCCGCCAAGTTCGACCCGAACCGAGCGCGAGCCGATCACCTGTTATTTCGCGAGCCTCACACACGAGTTTGCCCTCGCCTACGGATGGCCACCGGCGCAGACCCTGGAAACCCCCTTTGCGCAGCTCGATCAGCTCTGGCGCTTGATCGTGCGTGAGGAGAATCCCAAAGCCGATTTTGGCAACAGACTCGTCACGGCCGCGGAACGCGCCTGCCTCAACGCCTACACCGCGGCGGCCGCGAAGGAACTGCCATGAGCCAGGACGCCTCCATCATCGCGCGACTGGGCTTGGACACCGCTGGCTTTCGCAAGGGGCTGGGGGAGGCGAAGACCGGCGTCAAGTCGGTTGCCTCGGAACTGGCTGCGATCGGCGGCATTTCACTTTCGGTCGCCGGCGTCGCGGCCTTCGCCAGCGAGATCCTCGATCTCGGCGGGCAGTTGCAGGACGCCAGCGATGCGATCGGCGTCGACGTCGTCGCGCTGCAGGAGCTGAACGCGGCTTTCGCCCAGAGCGGCGCCGGCTCGGAAGTCGTCGCCAAAGGTCTGAGCAAACTTTCCCAAACCGCCCTGGCGGCGCGCGAGGGAAACAACGACCTGGCCAAGACCTTCGACAAACTCGGCGTGACGATGGACGATCTGCGCAGCGGCGACGTGGATCGCATCCTCATGCGCATCGCGGCCTCGGCGGGCGAGGCGCAAGACCCGTCCGAACGGCTCGCCGGCATCCTCGACGTGCTGGGCAAGTCCGGGCTCAAGATGGCGGCGGGGATCAATTCCGGAGCCGAAGCGCTCGGGGAATTGCGCCGCCAGGCGCAGACCTTGAGCAAGGAAGATATCGCCGTCCTCGATGCGTTGGGCGATCGGCTCGAGCGGATCAAGAACGGGTTCAAAGTGAACCTGGCAAAAAGCCTCATCAACGGCCCGGCGAATTTTTCGGAGGACGTCAAGGCGCTGCAGGCCAAAGGAACGCTTCCACTTTCCAGCCTGCAACAGGCGCGCGAACGCGCGATCAAGGAAGACGCCGAGCGCGACGACATCAAGAAAACGGCCGAAGCTGCGCGGGCGATCGACAAGAAGCGGAGGGACGACCGGACTACCGACGCCGCCAAGTTCGTCATGGAGCAGGTGCGCGCTGAGCAGAAGGCCGCGGACGCTCTTGCCGACATGGAGGAGGAAGCGGCCGAGAAAAAGCGGGAAGAAATCAAGGAGCTGCAGGACTTCGAGGCCAGGCAAAAGCAGGACTTCCTCAATGACCAGGCGGCCAAAGCGGATAAGCGCAAGGAAGAGGATAAGGCTTACCTGCGAGAACTGGCGGACAAAGGACGGGAACTGCTCGCCCAGGAAGAGGCGGAGAAGATCGCGTCCGCACAACGCGTCGCCGAGGCCCGCAAAAAGGCCGAAGATGATTTCGTCGCCGAAAAGATGGGCGGACCCGATGCGGCGCAGTGAGCGCCAGGAGAAAAGTCTGCGCGCTCGCTTCGCCCGGGAAGAAGATCTGCGGCGGCGTGGCGGACAGTCGGAAGCGGACTTCAACCGCAAGGATTTCATGGATGAGCTGCGTCCGAAAAAGCAGCAGGAGCTGCTCGACCGCAAAGCGCCTGGCCGCGGCGGTGACGGCGTGAAGGCTGCCGATCCCGTGGTCGACAAGCTCGGGGAAATTCACACGACTCTCAAAGAGCGCCTGGGCGTGAACCTCTGACACCGCGCCGAATTTCATGCCCGGCCCATCACAAGCCAGAACGCCGAGTCGAAGTGTGCGCGGCGTGCATTACGACGACTCCCTCGAGATCGCGCAGCCGCATGGTCCGCTCAAGCCGCGGTTGCTGACCGAAACGCAGTCGATGCTCTATGTGCAGCCGATGTGGCAGCGCATCGGATTCTGGGTGCCACTGCCGCGCGATTCGGCCGGACCCTTCGGCTCCATCCTGGTCGAGGAAAGCGATCCTTCGATCCTCGGCGGCGACGTAGCCGAATGGGAACGCACCTTTGCCACGATCCCCAATCCGCGTTTTGAGGCGGAAGGGACGAGTTACGAATTTCAGGACACGCTGGAGGACGAAGAGGAAGTTCTTCGTGTCGTCAATCTGCCAGCGGTCACGACGACCTATCTGCGTTACGAGTATTTCCTGGCTTCGGATCCGCGCACGATCCCGATCCTGTCCGGCTACCGTATTGGATCCACTCGCCGGCTGATCTTTCAACGAGGCACCTACGCCTCGGACGGCGGCTTTGTGACGGCCGATGATTCCACGTTGCGGCGCTGGCGGGGGAACATCTGGGAACGGATCACCAAGCTCTTGCGGGAAGGCGGCTCGAAGCCGCGCGTCTACGGAGGCATCGCGCCGTAATGGCTGGGGTGGAATACATCCGGCCCTTGGTGCGAGGCCAGATGCCGACGATGCTGCACACCCTCACCGCGAACTCGGTGATCGGTTACCTCAACGCGCTGCTCAATCTTCAGGTCAGTCCGTCCGGGGCCGGCGCGCTGGTCGTCCAGGAAGGTAAGATCGTGCTCAAGCTGAATCTCGACGCCGCGGAGGGTGCGCTCACGATCGCCGCCGGCCAAGGCATCGAGGTGGTGGATGTCGATGGCGAAAGCTTCATCCATGCGCGGCTGACCTCCGGCGACAGCAGTATCATCATCATGCCTGGCGCAAACGGCGCGCCGATCGACATTCGTGCCTCGACGCTGGCGGATGGGGACAAGGGCGATATCACGGTCTTCAGCAGCGGCACGCTGTGGACGATCAACCCCGGCGTGGTCGGCAACACCGAACTCGCCAATCTCAGCGTCTCGACCGGGAAGATTCAGGACGGGGCGGTCAGCGAAGAGAAGATCGAGAACGAAGCGGTCACCGAGGCGAAGATCGAGGACGAAGCGGTCACCGAGGCCAAACTTGCCGATGAGGCCGTCACCGAAGCGAAGATCGCCGACGAGGCGGTCACGGAAGCGAAGATTGCGGACGATGCAGTCACGGAAGCGAAGATCGCCGACGGAGCTGTTACCGAGGCCAAGCTCGCGACCGATGCCGTGGTCGAAGCGAAGATTGCGAATAACGCGGTCACCACGAACAAGATCGCCGACGGCAACGTCACGGCGGGTAAGCTGGCGAACACGGCCGTGACGGCGGGGAGTTATACAAACACCAACCTCACCGTCGATGCGCAGGGTCGCATCACGGCCGCCGCGAATGGCACTGGCGCAGGAGGCACGGATAAATGGATCAAGGTGCTCGGTTCCAGTACCGAAGGCGGTGTTTACGAAGTCCGAAACCTGAAGATCAAAGTTCTCGAAGATAACTCGTCCGGGGATTGGGAGCTGGCGACGCTCGAAGGCGTGTGCGTCGGAGGAGAGCCCGAAGACTGGAACGTCATCCGCAAAGTAGTCGTGCCCTGAGCCGTGGGACGCATCCAACAGAAATGCCCTGGGAGTTGCTGCGGTTGCGCGAACGGCTGCCTTTGCGAGGCCATCGGTTTGGAGATCTGCCTGGCTTCAAACGAGTCGCCCTGCTACCCGAAATACTACGGGGACACCGATTATCGCCCGCCAAGATTTCACGGCTTCGATATCGGTTTTCGGTGGCCAGACCCGCCTCCTGAATTGCTCGCGCAGCTTCGACCGGGCGAAACCCTCGCCTACGATTTTTACGCGCTCGACCCGGAAGAGTTCTGGGAGGCGGACTGCCACACGCCGGAAGAGTTTTCAGCGACGCAGCCCACGGAAATCGCGGAGGAGGGTTGCCCGCCGGAAATAACCCCGGTGTTTCTCGCGAGGGTTGAAAATCCGGAGGCAACAAATTGTCCGTGGGGCGAAACGGATGCGCCGGGACTGCGCGTCTTCCGTTCTTTCAATCAGGCTCTGATGACCTCGGTGGATCACATCTGGCGCCCCGACTTTTGCTCTTATCTCAATCGCATCCCAAACTTCATGCTGAAGGTGATGGCGGTCGATGGCGAGGCCGAGCGAGAGCTGACGCGCTGCACTAAATGCACCCAGCTCGCGGAATGCCGCGGGCAATTCGTTCACGGTCCGGATTGCTGCTGGTCGGACTACGCGGATGGGCTCATGGCGGGCGCCTACGGCATCACCGTTCCGGAATGCCCGGACTCTCGCATCGCGGTCGCGCTGCGCACGGGAGGGGAGGAAGGGAGATGCGACTTCTTCCTCTACGACCCACTCCCTCCCGAGGAGGGCGACTTCCAGTTGGTGCTCAGCTGGGCGAATCTTCCCTGCGAGGACTACATCAGCCGCACCTGCGAGGTGGGTGAAGCAGAGCCGTGCCTGATCACCGGCAAGTGGCAGCTCTGGGTCTACGCCTACGACCACATTGCCGGCGGCTATGCAGGGGTCGACGGAATTTTCGATATTGATCCCGACGGTGGGAATCCTGAGCTGCCTGCGGGCAAGGTGGAGGGAGTGCTCCTGCCGGGTCTCCACACATACTTTGGCTGCGAGGAGGGAGAGCCGATGACTTTGCGAATCTCATGAGTGTTCAATGCTCCCACTGGCATGCCTGTCACAAACCCAACGCCGGCCGCTGCGATCTCGGCTTTTATCGTGGCTACCCGACCGAAATCCTGTGCAGACGGGTCTGCCAGCGATCGGATGGATTGGCGCCCGGGCAGCCTGATCCCACGCCTGCGCCGCCGCCGCCGATCGCAGCGGCGCCGACGCGCATCGATGCGAAGCGAAAAACGAAACGCCTCGCCCCGGTCGGCACGGTTCTCAAGGCGCTCCTTGCGCGGCTTGGGCACGCCGAGGAGAGCTGCCGCTGCAATTCCCGAGCAAGGACGCTGGATCGCGCCGGCGCGGTCTGGTCGTGGCAGCACCGCGGCGAAATCGTCGGCTGGCTGCAGGAAGCTGCCGCTGCGCGCCGCTTCCCGTTTCGCCCGCGCGCCGCGGAACTGCTGGTCGTCGCCGCCATCGTTCTGGCCGTCCTCCCGCGGGCTCTGAGGCCAGTGGCTCGCGATTGACACGTCCCGAGCGGCGTGTCCGCGCTCTCGACTCTCAATCTCCTCGTCGATGTTTCTGCGCCCGATCGGCAGGGCCTGCTCTCGCTTTTTTCTTCGTCCGGACGCGGCTCGATCTCGACGCTGATCCGCAACGACGGCATGCCGGTCACGCTGCGCTGTGTGCAGCCGAATGCCAGCGGGGCACGGCTTTGGGACGACATCGATCTCGAGGACGCCCGCGCCGCCGGCGGCATTCGCCTGGCAATCGGCCAAGCGGACCTGGCGCCTGTGGCTGGTACCTTTGGCATCGCTTACGATGGATCGAGCACGGGCCTCGCCGCGCTCGATTGGGACATCACGGCAGATGAGCTGAAGACCGCACTCAACGCCAACGCGGCGATCACCAGCGATGGCGGCATCGCCACGGTCACGAAGGAAGCGAACTTCTTCCGCATCACTTTCTCGACCGTCGGGGCGAAGGATAATTTCACGCAGGTCGCCAACGGGCTGCAACCCTCCAGCTACATCCGGCTCGCTCAACTGATCGCGGGTGACTCCACCACGAATGAAGTCTGGATCGTCGAACTGAAGCAAAACCCCTACGCGCTGATCGACTCCTGGACATCGGGTCCGGGTCCAAGCGTTACCGTGGCCACGGTGCAGGCCGGGGGCACAGGGAATAACGAAGTCCAAACCATTACACTCGCGGCCGGCACTTATGCCGGCACCTACTCTCTCACCGTCGTTATTGGAGGCAGCCCGGTCTCTCGCACGTTTGTCGTCCCTGTCACAGCGACGGCAGCGGAGTTGCAGACGATCATCGAAGCGCATCCGAGCATCGGCTCCGGAAAAGTTTCCGTCACCGGTTCGGCGAGCCTCGCTTACCAGGTCGAGTTCATTGGCGGTCTCGCCGATACGAACATCACGCAGATGACGGCGGTGGATATCGACATGCTCGCGCCGAAGACGGTCACGGGCACATTGCGGCTCAATGGCGATGGGCTTTACCGGGCCTTTCTCGAATCCGGCAGCGATACGCTCTCTCCCAGGCTCGAGCTGCAGATCACCTTTCCCGATGAAGATCCGGCGACCGTGCTGCAAACACAGGTCACCGTCAGCAAGGACATCATCGACCTCGATGCGCTGCTCTCCACGCTCAGTCCGAACTATCCGACGCCCGGCCAGATCGTGCGTTATCTCAGCGCGACGACCGGTTACACAGGTGGCACTTCAAGCGACCTCGATTCTGTCGTTACCGTCGGCCGCGCACTCGGCCTGCATGTCTTCAAACACTCCGGCGGGGAGCTGAAGTTTTTCCGCCTCGAGGCAGGAACGGACGCGGAATCTTCGCCGAACGTGATCCGGCCGGACGATTATCATGCGTCGACCAACGCGGTCGTCTGGAAACTGCAGAGCGTCGGTGCGGGTGGTGGCAGTGGAAGCAGCAGCTACGAAGCCGCGACGGCGATCAGCTCTGCCGGCAACACGGCGCTCGTGCCCACCAGCATGAGCCACACGGCGGACGTGACGCTCAACGGCAGCGGCACTTTCACGGCCACCGTGGCGTTGCCTACTTCCGGACGAACCACCGGCGACAAAGTTTTCGTCACGGCGGCAATTTCCAGCGGCGTGAACCGCACTCTCGAGATCCACAACGCCACCAGCGGTGGCACGCTGCTCGCCAGCGCGCTCAGCCAGGTCGCGGCCGCCAAGTGGTGCGGAGACTTCACTTTCAACGGCACCGCCTGGGTCGCGGGCCGCACCGGCTTCGTCGCCTGACCATGAATCACACAATGCCGACTACCGTTTTCAAACTCGTCCTCGCGTTGCTCCTCGCGCTGGCGCCCGCAGGGGCCTTCGCGCAGAGCCGCATCCCGCTCACCCTCGATCCGAGCGGGAGCACGATCAGCAAAGGTTTCACCGTTCCGAGCGGACAGACGCTTGAGCTCGCCCCTGGCGCTTCGCTGAACGCCGCGGCCGGCACCATCTCGGTCGGCGGAGTCGTCATCGGAAATGCCACCAAGACGGCTTTCATCGACGGAACCAACGGCATCGCGGCTGGGGTCATCGGAGATCCGAATCGCGCTTTCGCGAGCCCGGCCACCGCGGCGGAAGCCTTGAAGCTGGCCGGCGGTGGGGGACTGGCCTTTGTTCGCGCACCGGGGCTCTACAACGTCACAACCTCGCTCGCCCGCAACGGCGTGAATTGGTACCTCTGCGAAGGTTCGACGATCGCGCGGAGTAACACGCTCAACAGCCAGGGCATCTTCGACGACGGCAACACCGCCAGCCCGCCCGTGGCCACGGCGGCGATGAGCTATCGAGTTTCCGGCGCCGGCACGCTGAGTTTCCACGACACCTCGGCTCCGAACAAATTCGACAGCCGGTGTGGCGCGATCGCGGTGCGCAACTCCAGCTCTGCGGTCGTGGTCGAACTCGATTCGATCTACACGACCACGGACAATAACACGACCGGTGGTCCGACGGTCTCGGCCGCCATCCAGGAGAACGGCCACATGTGGCTGTTCCTGAAAAAGGAGGCGAGGTCGATGTGCCGCGGATGGACGTGGGCCTGGCTCAATGGTGAGGGCTTCATCCATTGCCCGAAGTCTTACGGCGACGACTACAATCTCTGGGGCGAAGTAAACTCCACGCCGACCGGCGATTTCTATTTCCGGGGCGATCTGCTGCATGCCGGCCATTCGGAGCCGGTCTATCACACCAGCCACGTCGCCAGCGCGGTCATGTGGGTCGAGTCGCTCGTCATCAAGGGCGATCGCAAGGCCAACGTTTGCCACGGCGGCAAAACTTATTTCACCTTCCAGAAAACTTTCGGGGGGTTTGCCATCGCCCCGCAAAACACCGTCACCAAGGTTTACATCACCGGGCAGAAGGTCGAGGCGCTCGATGGCTTTGAAGAGGGCGGCTCCGATGGTTCGCCGCTTTCCGTGCGTGCCTACGAAGGGACCGACCTGGCCGAGGTGTATCTGAACGTCCTGGAGTGGGACCTGGCTGGGAAAGAAAACCCGCTGGCGATGTTCTATCTCACTTATCCACAGGGGAAAGTGTTTTGGAATCAGGGTCGCATCCGCGGCTACACCGACGAGCAGGAGGAAGGCACCGAGATCTGGAATATTTCCGGCGGCATCGATGTCACCTTCTCGGGAGTCACTTTCGATCCGAGTGGCAGCGCGCGTGCGCCGCTGAAACTCGGAGATAGTGGCACGGTCCGCGTGGTCGGTTCCGTCTTTCTCGGTGAAGACAGCGCGAGCGACTTCGATATCGAAAACGCCGGCGCGACCTTGCTTCAGAACGGTAATCTCGGCAGCGGCGCGAACGGGGCGGTGCGGATTCAGAGTGGCGGTGCGGGCGAGCCCGAGATTGCCACGATCGCGGATTGGACGGCCGCCAGCCTGGCCGATGGCGACTATGTGTCGATCTGGGATGCCACTGGTCGCTGGAACTTCTACTGGAACGTCGATGGAGGCTCCGGAGCCCCGGCGGTCGGTGGGACGAACGTGCTGGTTGCCGACGTGGATAGCATGACGGTCGTCGGCGATGATCTGCGCGACGCGCTGGTCACCGCGATCAACGGTAGCGCCGCGGCGGTCACTGCGCTGGACATCGGCGAAGGCGTGATGCGCGTGACCGACGATGCCGACGGCAGCCGGACTAACGCCACCACGAATAATAGCGGTGTCTTCACCATCACCACGACCCAACAGGGCACGCCGTAATAGCGTCCGCACGAGGTCCTATATGGATTTCAACTTTAATTTCCGGTTCATCATCCCGTCCAGTGTCGAGCTGAAGTCCGCACCGGACGCAGGCCTGCCCCTCGTCAGAATCGAGGAACTACTAAGCCAACTCGTCACCACCACTATGAACATCAACACACGTCTCGCGGCCGTCGAAACCGGCCTCAACGAAGCCTCTACGGAGATCACCGCCGAACTCGCCAAACTGCGCGAAGAGCGGCTCACGGCGGAAGGCCTGGCTACGCTCGATCGCCTCGAAGCCAAATCGAAGGCGCTCGCGGATATCATCCCGAATACCGCGCCCGCTGGTGAAACTCCGGCCGCGCCGGCTCAGACCGCGCCCGGCGAATAAGCGGAGGTCATTTCACTTGACGCCCGCGGTCGTTCTCCGGAGCGCCGCGGGTGTTAGGTGGGGGCAAAAATTTGGGATATTCCAAAAGTGCGCATCCGGTGGCAGACGGCAAGGCGGTGTCGGAAGCAGCCAGCGTGACGCGCGGAGCAGTTCGCTGCAGCGCATTGTTAGCCGTTTCGGTCATTTGGATTTAGGTGCGGGAGTGGGAGTTGCCGGCGCAGTCATCGCCGAGGTTGACTGCGCTGCTGGAGTCGTCGTGCTCGCTGTAACTCGTGCGAGAACGAAGGACACGACAACGAGCAAAAGGGACGACCCAAGGAAAGCGATATTGAGTGCGGCGCTCTGAGTGAGCTTGCGGAATGGAGACCGACCGGGCGGCAGGATAACGTCGTCCGCAAGGCGCGTGTAAAAGCCTCTCTGGCCGTCCTCAAGAGTCTTACCGGCTTGGATGGCGGCGTGATACAGATTCCGGTTCCTGACGTCGATGATCCAGAAGAGCACGCCGACTGGAGAAGCACACAACGGAATAAGCCACACCAGTTCACGAGCATCCTTGTATGCAGAAATGCACAGCGAGAGCGCTCCGCCGAGCACGATGAGATTGCCTGCAAATGTGGCGTGGCGCCAACCAAGAAAGAAGCGGTAGTTGGTTCCGACTTCTTTGTAGAATTCTTCGTTCATCGGAGTGCGCGAACAACGGCTAACGACCCCAAGCTCAGCGACCGCGGAGCGCGGCGCGGCGGCTGCATGGTAGGCGGCAAGGCGGTGGCGGAAGCAGCCGCCGTGACGTGCGGAGCGGTTCGCTGCAGCGTATGGTTAGGGCACGGTAGGTTTGATGTGCTCAAAGCGCTTCTTCGGTAAGTGTGTGACCCCGGTTGGGAGCGAATCGAGCAAGGCTTCGTAGGCTTTGCCGCCAATCGCCCGAGCGATGTATGCCTCGTGGATAACATGCATGCAATCAACAACACGCAGCACTCGCAGAAATATGTCTTCTGCCTTCAGCTCAGATGAAAGAATGCTATCAATATCTTGGTAATTGCTCTTGATGCGCTTGCGATACAGAAAGCTAAGAATCGACGTGTGTCCGAGGTTCTTGCCGACACTCGCGTATTCGGCCTCAGTGAATTTCTTCTTTGGCTTCCCTGACTTGGTTTTGTGTTTGCGGTCTATCAGGCGGTCCCGAAGGTCGGACTGACGTGTAGTGCTCAAAAGGCTGGCGATATGAGTATCTACCACGTCGGAATCAGTATCGTCGAAATGAAGGGGCGAAGGCAGGGGCGTCTTCTTGCAGTTCTTGAAGGTGCGCTTGTGTTCGATGCCGCCGCAAGCGATGAATGAAACTAAGCACGGGTAATGTGCCAAATCGGCTTCGTCGCCAAATTTTCGGATGAGTGACGCGTGCGTCTGGCCATCGCTAAAGCCGGACATCTGGAAGTAGGCGAGTGTCACGGAAAACACGGAGTAGTATGCCTGAGGAAATGCCCAGACTAAGCTGTTCCTGAGTGCGTCACCGCTAAAGAATGTGTAGTTTTGGACGAGTAATGCCTCTGTTGTCCATCCGTTGCTGAGGTATTGCTTTAGGGTGACATCATCACAGACCTTCGACTTCTTGTAGTTTTGAAAGCGAGGAAGCAAAACGAGTTCGGAAATCGCCGCCTTACGCTTCATTCGGGTCGCCAGCGCGCTCCACTGAATCCAATTCATGCGGGCGCGTGCCTGCTCCTCTGTGGTGGCGAGAGAACTAATGAGCATGGCAGTGGCCTAACGACCCCAAGCTCAGCGACAGGCGGAGCGGGCGCGGCACCTGCCGGTGGGTGGAAAGATGGCGGTGGTCTGCCGCAGGTGCCGTGACCGCGGAGCCTGTTCGCTGCAGCGCATGGTTCGGCGACGGTTCGATTGGAGAATCAGCCGTGTCCGTGGGTGGCTTCATAGTGGTAGAAGTATAGGACGCAAGGAACGGTGGATGCGAGGACAACAAGCTGGATGACCGAGAGAATGATGAACTGTCGCCGAGTCTTCCGTGTGAGGGCGATAATCGCGTGAACGACAAAGGCTGCGAGCAAAAGCCAGAAGACAACTCCCTCGTAGTGCTCGCGCTGCTGCCAATCGACGTTGGCCGCGCCGAAGCGTGGATGAACCAAAGTGAATGCTGTGCCCATCGCAGAAATAAGGAGCGCGAGATAGACGAGCGAAAGTCGCCCGAGGAACTCGCTGTCCCCCAACTCGAATGAAAGCTCTGCGAAAAGGGAGAACACCAGACCGGTGAGCAACCACAACGAGCTATAAACTAGGAGGCGTTCCGGGAATCGCATTTGAGGACGTGCGGCTAGTCGCCGAACGACCCCAAGCTCAGCGACTGCGGAGGGCGGCGCAGCCTGTGCGGTAAGCTGGCTGGGGCGGGTCTGCGGGTGGGAGCACAGGCTGTGACGCCCGGAGCAGTTCGCTGCAGCGCATGGTTCGGCGTTGCGGTCATTGGGAAATGCGTTGCCTCACAGTCTGAATGTCGAGGCGCGTGTCGGAAACCCTCGGCCAAGCCTGCCGATAAGCTGGCCGATCTCCGGGGTCCGAGCACCAATCTGTGAAACTGCCTTTCTGGTCGTAGATATAGGCTGGTGCCGAAGAAGGCATGGCGAGCAATGGTGGAGCCGCAGGAGATAAGCCTGTGAACTCGTAATATGTGCTGCCGTCACGGACGACCTCATACACGAATCGCGGTTCGCCAAAACGGCGAAAGTGGTCTGCCGCGGTGTGAATGCCAGCCGGTCGAATGCGGACGGCGTAAAGAACCTCGCTGCCAATCCAGATGCCCGGAAGAAAGAGAAGGGCTCCATAAAACAAGAGTCTTTTAGCGAGCGGTTTCACGGGACGCGAGCATCGCCGAACGACCGCAAGCTCAGCGACACGCCGGAGCGGCGCGGCACCTGCATGGTGGGGGGAAAGGTGGCGGCGGAAGCAGGTGCCGTGACGCACGGAGCGGTTCGCTGCAGCGCATGGTTAGGCGACGTTGGATTTGGTTCTGAGGACACAGCAAGTATAGATGACGAAAGCGACAATCAAAGTTTTGCGGCCTCGTGGTTCAGGTTTTGAAGGAGGCCATCCAACTGCACTCGTAGTGCTTCGATATTCTTGGTAGTGCTATTATTCTGTGTGATGCCAAGGAGTAGCTCTTCGCATTTGCTAATTTTTGTTCGGTCGTCGGGCTTGAAGTCAGTCAACAGCGACAAGAACTTGTCCGCCTGCTGCGAGAAAGCCTTGGCGGTTGGTTGAGATGCCAAATAACTTGTGTGGAAGAGTAGGTCGGGAAGAATGATTCTGTTGTTCACGTAGTCGCATACGCCCGGATCGCTCAGGGGCGGCGGCGTTCCAGAGCGTTGGTAGATCAAAATCTTCTCGACCTGTGTATACCACTCTTTGCAAAGTCGGCAGACTTCTGTGGCGGACGCTCGAACTCGCGTTCGCGTCTGTTGCTCCGTTTCGGCAGCGGCGCGAGTCTGCTGGCTGTGAAGTTCATCCTGAACGTGTGTGCGTCGCTGGTAGAATTGGAGGCCCCACGTCGAGCCGCAGCCCAATGCAAAGGTTAGGATGGGAACAAAGATCGCCGTCCAATGCGGACCTTTCGGAGGAGGCGGAAAGAAGACGGGCGTTTGATTACTCATGAATGCAGAATCAGCGTGGCAAGTCGCCTAACGACCCCAAGCTCAGCGACGGCGGAGGGCGGCGCAGCCTGTGCGGAAAGGCGGCGGGGGCGGGTCTGCGGGTGGGAGCACAGGCTGTGACGCCCGGAGCAGTTCGCTGCAGCGCATGGTTAGGCGTTGCGGGTCTTGGAGTTGAGCGCACGAGCAAAGGAATAGACGATAAACGCCACGCAGGAAAGACCAGTGCCGAGGAAGAATGGACGCTGCACAAGTCGCAGCCTCTCGACCGTGCCGCCTTCATACATAACGCCGGAAATGACGGCTAAAACGCCAACGACGCCGAGCCACAACGCAGCAGCACCGAACACGAATGGAGCACCTGAACACGCAAAAGCAGCGACACTGCCTGGACGACGGAATGAGAACACGAGCGCGAGGCAAAAGCTTATGACCATGGACAGGCAAAGAGCCATGACCAGCGGGCCACCCTCAGCAATGCCATGCCAGAAAGAGGGCATCGAATTCGGTTCTTCCATATCGTTCGTTACAGGATGCGCGTAGCGACGCCTAACGACCCCAAGCTCAGCGACTGCGGAGGGCGGCGCAGCCTGTGCGGAAAGGCGGCGGGGGCGGGTCTGCGGGCGGGAGCACAGGCTGTGACGCCCGGAGCAGTTCGCTGCAGCGCATGGTTCGGCGACGTTGATGTCATTGTTGCTTCCGGCTCCAAAGAGTCACTTTGCGGTCGTTGCTGAGCACGAGATCGACTCGAATCACCGGCGTCTGTCCGTCGTGCGGAAGGTAGAAGAGCCGTCCGTCAGCGCCTTTGAAGACGTGGAGCTTGTCTCTGCCCTCCTTGGGGAGTTGTTCCTCGGCAAGCTTCTTGTCCTCGGGGCGCAAGTCAGGTCCGTTTGGTGTGAGGATGGCGGAAAGATGTGTTAGGCCGGGAATGACATCGAAGTTCAGTTCGGCTCCCGACGCTCGCAGGTGGCGGCTAGGATCATGCTCAATACGCTCCTCGGCGTCTCCGCAGCGAAAGACGAAGACACGGGGCGTGGCACTGCTGGTGATGAGAATACCCTCGCGAGCCTGGAAAGACTTAACGCTACCGTCCTGAGCGTGAAGAAACGGCCGAGTGAAGAGAAGCACGCTGCACAGGACGATAAAGCGAGCGTTCATGGGTGAACGGCTAAGTCGCCGAACGACCCCAAGCTCAGCGACAGGCGGAGCGGGCGCGGCACCTGCCGGCGGGCGGAACGACGGCGGTGGTCTGCCGCAGGTGCCGTGACCGCGGAGCCTGTTCGCTGCAGCGCTTGGTTCGGCGACGGTTCGATTGGAGTATCAGCCATGTCCGTGAGTCTCTTCGTAGTGAAAGAAGTAGAGCACGCAGGGAATGATGAGTGCGAGAAAGACAACCTGAATGGTCGAGAGGATGATGAACTGTCGCCTCGTCTGCCGTGTGAGTGCGATAGCGGCATGAATGACGAATACCGCGACCAATGCCCAGCGAACGACCGCCTCATAATGCTCACGCTGCTGCCAAGCGGCATCGACAGTCCCGCTGCCTTCGCGGTGGGCGAGGGTAAATGCGGTGCCGATCGCAGAGATAAGAGGTGCGAGATAGATGAGTTGGAGCCGAGCTAGGAACTCACTGTCGCCAGCCTCGACGCTACCCTCCGAGAAGATGGCGAATACGACACCGGCGAGCAGCCAGAGCGAGGCGAAGATTAGGAGGCGTTGCTTGAATGGCATTCCGATGACGTGTGGCTAGTCGCCGAACGACCCCAAGCTCAGCGACTGCGGAGGGCGGGCGCAGCCGCTGCGGAAAGGCGGCTGGGGGCGAAGGTGGTGGGAGCAGCGGCTGTGACCGACCGGAGCAGTTCGCTGCAGCGCATGGTTCGGCGACGTTGGGTTCAGGAGTGATGTGACACAGAACATAAATCAGTTCCGAGCAGTTGAGTGCGTCGCCAGTTGGTGTCGGTGCCAAAAATGAATGACCGCGCAGATGAGGCAGGCGCAAAGCAAGATGACCGTGAGAGTGCCAAATCCGAAAAACGAGAGCAGTGCTAGTCCGTTGATCGGGTCGAGTGCCTCTCCGAGAGCACCCTCCTTGGAGTGAACCTTGAAGTGCTGCACATACGCGATCCGGGAATAGGCGATCAGTGCGAGAAACGCGGTAAGAGAAGTAGTCTTAACGAGGGCTTTCACGGGAGATGTGCTCAGTCGCCGAACATCACTTTTGAGCCGCAGAGAGTCGGCATATACCTCAAACACGAAGTCGGCATATGCAAAGGGCAGCAGTTTCGGCCAATCTGAGCAAGGAAATCTCGCCCCCGGTCTAGACCGACTCGTAGCGGGTACGAACACGGATTATGCCGACTGGTGGCCCGCTTTGCGCGGCTGGGTCCCGATGGCCGGTGCCTGCGGATTGACGCGCGGCGGAAGGCATGGAGTCGCGCGTCACCAATCAGCATTTCTACTGCCCCTCGGGACTCATCCACGTCGAGTGGCTTGAAGCGCACATCGGCATCGTCCGCCTGTTCAACACTCCGATCGGGCAACTCGAGGAAGAAACCGGCCAGCCCTGGCAGACATGGAACTGGAGCTGCGTCATTCACCTCGAGGGAAAATGGATGACGGTGAAGGCGGTGCATTCCATGCCCGATCTGCGCTTT